CGGATCAGATTCGCAAGTATTTGGGCTCGCACCCGCAGGGCAACTATCGGCCGCAGCCGTTCGAGATGGAGCTGCGCGCGATGGGCGTCAAGGTCAATGTCAACGAGATGAAGTCGGAGACGACCAAGTACGAGATTCTTGTCTGGAACGGTCCGGTTGGCGGCGCCTTTTTGCAGATGGCTGGCGTCGAGGTGCCGGAAGATCGGCTTGGCGACGACATCGAGGCCGAGGTCTGGATGATCGAGGGCAACATCATCAAGGCGGACATGAACCCTTGGCGCAAAATTGGCGTCGAGGTGAAGACGATCCACACGTTCCTGTTTGACGAGAACGACACAAGCCCGGTCGGCGACGGCCTGCCCAACGTGGTGCGTGACTCCCAGATGTCGATCAGCGCGGCGACGCGCATGCTGCTCGATAACGCCAGTGTGGTGTGTGGGCCCAATCTGGAGCTCAACACCGACCTGTTGCGGCCGGACCAAGACCTGACGTCGACGTCGGCCTACAAGATTTGGTATCGCGAAGGCACGGGCCCGGACGCGCAGCAGCCGGCCGTGCGCAACCTTCAGATCGACGCGCACCTCGATGACCTGCTCAAGACGATCGAGCTGTTCATGAAGTTCGCCGATCTGGAGACGTTCGTCGGGCCGGCGACCGGCGGCGACATGGAGAAGGGGTTCAGCGAGCCGATGCGGACCGCCGCGGGCGCGTCCATGATGCGCGGCGACGCCGCGCTGCCGTTCAAGGACATCATCCGCAACTTCGACATCTTCACGCAATCGGTGATCAACTCGCTGGTGCAGTTCAACCGCAAGTTCAATCCGGACCGGGCGCCCGAGGGCGACTACAACGTGATTGCGCGCGGCGCCACGTCGCTCATCGCCAAGGAAGTGCGCGGCATGCAGGTTGATCAGCTGGCGGCGACGTTGACGCCAGAGGAGAAGATGCACATCGACGAGCGCAAGCTGGTGGAGGCGCGGATCAAGGTGCGCGATCTGGGCGAGTTGTTGGTGTCGGCGGACGAGGCCAAGCGTCGGCAGCAGCAGGCCCAGCAGGCCCAGCAAGCGATGATGCGGCAGCAAGAGGAGCAGGCCGCGGCGATGGTGCGCAAGACGCTCTCGGACGCCTACAAGAACATTGCGCAAGGTCAGAAAAATACGGCCAACGCCGAGGCGGCGACGATCACAGCCGCGCTCGACATGCTTGAGGCCGGCATGGAGAAGGAGGTAGCGAGTGAGAGTGGACCGCAGGGCGGCGCAGGCCGAGCTGGAGAAGGCGCTTCAGGAGAGGGCGGGCTCGCATGACGTCCAGCTAATGATGGACTTATTGAACTTGCTGCTTGAAGGTTCGAAGCATGATCTGGTAAATGCAGACAAGGAACGTGTTTTTCACATTCAAGCCGAGGCGCAAACATACCTCAAACTGATTCGTATGCTGACGCGCCCCAGCATCCGGCCCAACATCTAACAGGAGATGTCCATGTCATCTGAAGCCACTGCCGGCGTTGAAACCGAGACCGACAATTTCGCCGCCGCGTTCGAGAAGCTCGCGGAGCTGGGCGATCAGGCGCCGCCGGCCGATTTGCAAGAACTGAACGCAGAGGCGCCGGTTGCGGATACCGAGACGCCCGCCGACGACACACAAGACGATTCGTCTGTAGCCGACGACACACAAACCGAGGAGTCCGACGAAACGACGGAGGAGTCGGATGTCGAGACGCCGGAGACGCCGCAGGCAAAACTCTCTGATGATGAGTTGCTTGATCGCTTTGCACGCATCGTCAAAGAAAAAGCTCCGGCGGCTGATGAAACGCATCAGGTACCGCATGATCAGCAACAGCAGCCTTATTACACTGAGGAAGAAGCTAAATTCCTTCAGGATTACGAAAAAGATTGGCCGGACGTAGCCAAGGCCGAAGCGCTGCGGCGCCGGGCGGAATATCGCGATCTCGTGGGGTATGTGTTTCAGGAAGTTGCAAAAGAGATCATGCCGATGATGGACATGGTCCGCACCGTTTCCGAACGCACACATTTGAGCGATCTTCAGAGTTCAGTGTCTGACTATGATGCTGTGCGCGATAAGGTCATCGAGTGGGCCAACAATCAGCCGCCCTATTTACGGGCTGCATACAATCATGTTATACAACAAGGAACGGTGGATGAGGTCGTCGATCTCGTCAATCGCTATAAGCAGGCAACCGGATCGGCGCAGCGCGCGGCCGCACCTGCGAGTAGAAAAATGGAGACTGAACTGCCCACAGCAACCAAACAAGCGGCTGCTGCCTTGGCCCCGGTCAGTTCCAAGCGTTCGGCGGTGATCGCGGGACAAGACCCGAATGATTTCGAGTCGGCCTTCACGTCATTCGCTGACAAACTGTGAACTTTCAAGGAGCTAACACATGACTCAGGTCACTTCCTACGGCGATATCTCGCCCGCGGTCGCCGCGTATTCGGTTGTTCGTATGCTGAAGCGCGCGATGCCGTATCTGCATCTCGAGAAGTTCGGCCAGACTTATCCGTTGCCGACGAACTCGACGCAGACCGCCAAGTTCCGTCGTTACTTCCTGTCCGGCGCCGGCGGCTCCGCTGGTACGACTTCGGCGGGCTCGAGCTTCTATATTCCGCTGGCGACCACGCCGCTTGTTGAGGGTGTCACCCCGGCCGGCGCACGTCTCGCCAATCAGGACTATACGGTCACGCTGAATCAGTACGGCGACTTCGTCACCATCACGGATGTCGTGATCGACACGCACACCGACCCGGTGCTCCAGCAGGCCACGGACATCCTTGGCGAGCAGGCGGCTGTGACGGTCGAGACGCTGCGCTTCAATGTTCTGAAGGCGGGCACGAACGTGTTCTACGCCAACAGCGTTGCCGGCCGTTCCTCGGTGGTCACTGCCCCGACGCTGGCCGATCAGCGCCGCGTCACGACCGGTCTGAATCGTCAGAACGCCAAGAAGATCACGCAGGTGGTCGCGTCCTCGGCGGACTTCAACACGAAGTCGGTCGAAGCGTCCTACATGGCGGTTTGCCATCCGGACCTCGAGACGGATATTCGTTCGATGACGGGCTTCAAGCCGGTTGCCGATTACGGCCCGCACACCACGCCGTTCGAAGGCGAGATTGGCTCGGTCGAGCAGGTTCGCTACCTGACGTCGACGGTCATCTCTCCGTGGGCGGACGCCGGCGGCGCGAAGGGCGCGATGCGCTCGACGAGCGGCACCAATGCCGACGTCTATCCGATCCTGATCTTCGGTCGCGATGCGTTCGGTATTGTTCCGCTCAAGGGCAAGTCGTCCATGACCCCCATGGTCGTGAATCCGAAGCCGGCGCCGGGCGACCCGCTCGCTCAGCGCGGGACAGTCGGTTGGAAGCTCTGGACGGCCACGGTCATCCTTCAGGAAGCCTTCATGGCTCGACTCGAGGTCGCAGCGACGGCCTGATGATCGGGGGCGCGAGCCCCCTTTCTTCCTTTGGATTCTAGGAGACACCCATGGCTACCAAGTACATCGATACCTCTATCTCCGGTTCGTCGCTTCCCGCGACCTACACCGGCTCCGGCACGTTGGCCGCGAACTGCCTGACGTCGGCAGGTGTGGTCAATTTCACGACCGGCAATTTTACCTCGAGCAATGACGATGTCGTCATCCGCATCGGCTTTCAGCCGCGCCGTGTCACGGTGCTGAATGAGACCGATACGGTGCGCTGGGGCAAGATGGTCGGTATGGCCGCTGCGAACTGCACCAAAGAGACGTCGTCGACGCTGTCTGTCGAGACCGGCTCGCAGATTCTGTTCGATCAGGCGAATGTTGGCGATCCCGTCTGGACGGTCACGCTGGCGGCTGCACTGGTCGGCAATTCGAAGGCGATTGTCTTCGCGATCGAAGGCTAAGGCTTTTCCCCGACTGGGGGCTCCGGCCCCCGTCTTTTTTAGGTCGAGGAGATAGACCATGGCTCAGAAGAAACTGGACGCTACCGGCAATGAGCCGATGGGCGTTACGTACGCGAAGATCAACGACAACTTTGACGAGCTGTACGCTGCCGATAGCTCCAATACAAACTGGAGCGGCGCGACTGTTACGGCGACCGGCCTGATCTCGGGTGGATCGCTTCAGCTCGACACCGGCACCAAGACTGCGACGGCGACGGCCGGCGCGGCCACGCTCAACAAGGACTCCGGCAAGATCACGACCGAAGCCCTGACAACGGCGGCGGGCGCGACGTACGCGCTCACGTTGACCGACAGCTCGATTGCTGCGGCGGATATGGTGTTCGCGAGCGTTGCGTTTGGTACGGCTACCGCCGGCATGCCGATCGTTACGTCTGTGGCGCCCGCCGCCGGCAGCGTCGTGATTACGATCCTGAACGGACATGCGTCAGCGGCCTTTGACGGTACGCTGAAAATCTCGTTCTTGGTCGTCAAGGCGTAATTCTGGAGGTCGGTGATGGGCTGCCGCGTAGTCATTGAACGTAAAGTGAATGGTTACGAGGTCGAAGTCACCGACCCCGAGATCAAGGCCAAGAACGCCAAAGGGAACATGCCTATCGGCGACTATCGAGCTGCCGAGAAGGAATACGTATTCAAGACGGTCGACGAGGTGCTGACGTTCCTGACGAAGAATCTGGACAAGGCGCTGCCGGCCGACGAATACGATAGCAGTTTTGACGAAGCTCTAGCGGAGGACGAGGATGAGTGACGCAGACATGGGCGTGAATATCGAGCCCGAGATCAAGATTCGACGCGCCAAATCGATTGTGCCGGATACGCTGCGGATTGTGCTGGAAGAAAACGATGACATTCCGCCGACCGGGCTATTTCTCGGGCACAACGGCAAAGGCTACATCATCAAGCCCGGCGAGCCGGTGGATGTGCCGAAGCATCTGGTCGAGATTCTGGATCATGCGGTCATGTCGTCGCCTCAGATCGACCCTTCGACGAAGCAGGTTGTTGGTTATCGCGAACGCATGAAATATCCCTACCGAGTTGTAAACTAAGGGATTTCAATGGGGCAGCCAGAGCATACGCGTGTACCGCATCCGCTTATGCCGACCGCTCGCCCCGGCGACCCTGTCGGAGTAGCCTCCGACGTCAATGACGCCGTGAACTTTTCGGGTGGCTGGGCGCCAATCGCCCATGCCGCCGGTCTTGTGGCGCGGCGCTATAGTCCGTTTGCGATGGGGGCGCTCAGCATGGGCGGAGGAATCCCCGGCGCCATGGCTGCCGGCGCGATGATCCCGCAGGCCGCTAAAAGTCTCTACGACGCCCTTCCCCTCCCCGGCCATGAGAATACTCCGATTCGACAGGCGGGCGCGTCGTATCGCCGCGACTTCTATAATGACCTAGATCGTGGTAACTATGGGCGCGCGATCAATGACGCGCTTCTCGCCAGTGGCATGACCTTGGGGCGGTTCATTAACGATTTGCCGCCTCCTATTCCGGAACGTCAACGATGACGCTAAACGAGCTGCTGACCGAGCTACGGACGAATATCCTCTACGATCGCTCGGATCGCGTCGCGGGCACCCCGGACTATCTTTGGTCGGATGCGACGCTGATTCGCTACATCAACGAGGCGCAGAACCGGTTTGCTCGGTTGGGGCTCGTGATTCGCGATGGCACGACGCCGGACGCGACGGAAGTTATGGTGCAGGCCGGCGTCACCGAATATCCGCTGCATCCGTCTGTGCTGGCGGTGATTTCGGCCAAGATGCCCGGTGATATCGCTGACCTTGCGCGTGCAGGGCATCAGGCGTTTCAGACATATCGTCAGCCTGACCCATATTTTTTTAATCCGGCCGATCTCTCGACAATGCCGCCCGGCAAGCCGCTGGCGTACGGCACGGATGAATATTTGAGCGGCGACGATTACGGCGCCACGAGCGTTGCGACGTTGAGACTCTATCCGGAGCCCACGGCTGATTACGAGGGCCAAATTCTCAAACTGCGTGTCGTGCGGCTGCCACTGACTCAGCTGTCGACGACTTGCGGGCTGGATCAGCCGGAGATTCCGGCCGAGCACCATTTGGAGATGCTGGACTGGGCGGCGTATCTTGCGCTGCGAATTGTCGATGTCGACGCAGGGTTTCAGAACCGGGCGAATGAGTTCCGGGCATCGTTCGAGGATCATGTGAAGCGTGCGCGCAATATGGCGATGCGCAAGATGTTTACGCCGGCCCAGTGGGGCTTCGGGCGAAATGGTTTTAGCTGGGAACACTGATCATGGCAGACGAACCGCGCGGATATTTTCAGCGACAACTTGGCGCGTATCTGAGCGGCAAAGTTGAAAAAGCGCCATCGTTTTTACATCCAGAAGTCGCTCAGATGGTGCAAGACGTCAGTCGGCAGACAATGCCGGCGCCGCCGGCTCCTCCAAGCGCGCAAGATATTCCGTCGACATATTCTGCTGCTGGTGGTCGTGATGTGATCGCGGCGCCGTCAGAACGCGCACCAAAACTCGCGCCGTACGCAAAAGACGTGCTTCGTGAGGCGCGCGGCATGGGGCTATTTGATCGAGTTACACCAGAGCAGCGGCAGACATGGTTGCGCGATTTTGCACGGCTGCGTGGTACTGAAGCGATTGATCGCGGACTTGAGACGTTGCAACAGCAGGCGCTTGGTAATCGGCAACTTCCGCCCGGCTCGAATCTTCCAGCGATCGGAGCGCAGGACTTTACTATGAAAGGCTCGCCGTACGCGCAGACGTCGACCTACGAGGGCATGCCACGGTTTCAGGTTCCGGCGACACTTTCCGGCGCATCGGCACCCGGTATGATTGAACCTAGCGTATTACAGATCGAGCCTCCCGGTGTCGCATCGCAGCGCTCGGCAGGTGTGATGTCACGCGCGTATTTGCGTAATCTTCCGTCACCTGACCTGATGGGACTTGCATCGGCTGACCGATACCCTCTGGCCGGTACGTTCGAGCGTAATGCGCCACAGATCGAGCCTCCCGGTGTCGCGTCGCAGCGTTCGGCAGGTGTGACGTCACGCACGTATTTGCGTAATCTTCCATCGCCCGACCCGTTAGAACTTGCATCAGCGGATCGCTTACCGCCTGTTCGCGGTGCGGGCACAGCCGGTCCGCGTGCAGCATCTGCCGGCCCGTCCATGGGCGATCAGATGGGCAAAGGATACGTG